GTTCAGCCATACAAGTATGTAATCGCTGGCGAACCAAGCCAGAACCAGCAGATGCGAGACGGCACATACACTATCGAGCAGATCATAGGCAAGCGTGGCAGAGGAATGGAGTGGGAGTTTGGCACTGTCGAATCAGAGGCTGGCCTACGCCCAAACAATGCCCGAAGAAACGAACAGTTCACACCNNTNGGAGAAGAGCCTGCGGCTCCCAAGCAAGTCACGAAGCCAGACCAGATCAACACGATCCCAGTACTTGATGCCGACTATCTTGAAGCCAACCCAAAATTTAAGGAGCTGTGGTCAGAGCGGAACGCGCTTGAGTTAACAAAGTTTGACGAGACATTATCTGATTTTGACAAAACGCTTGCTCGCTTACAGGAGATTGAGTCCGCGCTCCCAGAACACAGGCTACCAGAAGTCAAAAGATCTGAGGCTTGGACGTCCCTGAACAGAATACTAAAAAAAGGCAACGTGCCTATCGAAGACATCATTGCGGCGAAAGACGTGTTACGCAGAATTACGAACGCCAACAGAGGCATGGCACCTAGCATCGCAGAAACTACATTAATTGGGCGATTCTCAAGAGACAATTCGACCCTCAAGATTGGTGGCGATCCGAAGAAAACACCTAGCCCTCAATACAACGTCTTGGCACACGAGCTGTTCCACTGGGCGTACCAGAACGTCATATCTCCATCAGACAAGGCAAGTATGCTTTCCGCTGTCCGCAAGTACTACGCACCAGACGGCAAGCTAGACAGACAAAAGCTTCAGGAAGCATTGCCATACAAGCTAGACAATATGTCTGCGGATAACCCGCAAGAGTTTCTCGCTGGTCAATTTGAAATGTATATCAACCAGCAACTTCCATACGCAGAAAACGTATTTCAAAAAGTAGGACGTATGGTCTTCGAGGTCATCGAAAGATTTTTCCCTAGCATCATGGGTGGCAAGAGCCGCGTCGACCCTGAAATAGCAGAGATGTTTCACAAGCTGTTGCCAGAAAACCAAACCGACTTCTTGGCTACGACACGAGAAGCAACAACAGCCGAAGGTCTTTCAATCAACAACTTCATTGACGGGTTCCGAACAAGACGCCGCTTAATCGAAGACACACTATCACAGGAAACTTACATTGATTATGGCAACATTGGACAGCATGTTGCCGCATTACAAAGAATAATGTTTGGAGAAGATCCAAACTTCGACCCAGCCATCTTAAAATTTCTAGATAAAGATGCCGCCAAATTAAAGTTCGCAGAAATAGAAGCCATTGACTTCAACGGCGACAGCGATCTGGTTGGCACTCAAGCAGGCAACATTCTCATCGACTTATACGATGACTTGGACTTTGCCTTGATGGACGCATTCCGAGAAATAGAAGGCACAAACGCACCTGATCCAGACATGATCTTGCCTGACTTCAAGAACTCCGATCCCAAAACTATGCAGAATATCCAAAGTCCTATGGATTGGGAACAAAGGGATGAAATGAGAACGCTAACAAAAGCATTTAGAGATGAGTTTAGAGAGGCTTTAGCGACTCAAAACAGACCAGCCATATCAGCAGTGCTTGAACAATATGCAGTCAATCATGTCGGGAAGTATTCATATGCGGCCAAAGGTAAGCGTCTACAAAATTGGATTTTGAGAGGTATCACTGGTGGCCAAAGAAGAGCGTTACCGCTCCAAGGGCAGAAGACCTCTCGTGAGATGCTGGCTGTCGCTGGAGTGAAAACAGAAAAAGACGGCGTCCCAACAAACGATCTTCAGGTAGCCAAGTACGCCGACATGACTGATGAAGAGTTCATCAAAAGCGCGAAAGCAACTTATAACAAAGCGATGCAGTTTCTTAAAGACGCCGATGAAAGATTTGGTTGGAAAATAACTACTCAAGAAACAAATGCACGTAACGCAATAATTAAAGGAAAAGGCTATTGGGATGAAGCCCGTGGCCTCATGATGTTTAACCCAAGTGATAAAAAAACATCGAATGTCTCTAAGACAGAAGCAACCAAAAACCGAAGACGTAAAGGCGCACAAACCCAAGCCAACAAAGCTGTAAAAAATAAAGATGTAAAGCCGTCTGTAAATACAAGTCCAGACACGGAAACCAAATCCGCAACAAACAAACAGCTAGATAAGGAACTGGCAAACAATCCAGATCCCCAACGCAAGGAAGACATTGGCGCTGAGTTCATTCGCCGTCTACGAGCTATGCCTGAATTCCCAGACACCGCTGCGGCCAAAACAAATCTGGCTACAATGACGATGCCTACAGCAGAACTGGAAACACGCCTTAAGAAAGCCGCCAACGATGGCGACTCCGAGACAGTGCAAAGTCTGGCATACGACTGGTGGCTACGGCACAAGGATAAAACTTCATCCGGCGCATTGGACGCACCAACCTTTCTGACATCAACATTAATAGACGAAGCAAATGCTTACCGTGGCGCATCTGAAATAGACGGCGTGCCAAACAATGCTCGTGGCCCAGAACGTGAAGCAATACGCAAACTGACGCACAGGGACAGGGACACACAACGTGTTGGCCGTGGCATCATGTATCGATTGATTTCCCTGTCAAAACAAAAAGGTGGCGATCCGCTTGGCATAGACACGGGTAACTATGACTCACTGAGAAACGAGCTTCGAGGTCTTGCAAGCTCGCTTACTGGTGCGGCAAGGCAATACCCAATGTCTGCTGATGAGACAATTAGGAGATCAGCCCAGCTAACGCTTCGCGTTTCTCCCCTTGATCCAGATGAAGCTCTGGCTGTGCGTGAAGCTTACCAGCAGGTGGTCGAAAGCGGTAACGCACCCGATCTAGGTATCGTTACGCCCAACATGACAGAACAGGACATGGCAAATACTTGGTTCAGAAGGACTTTAGAGAACTCGGTGCTTGGCAGGTCAGGGTTCCGTCCATTCAAAGGCATAAAAGCCGCAGAAGCCAATGACGCACTCGAAGCTCGCGTCCAAAAAACAGCGTACCTCATCAACGGCATGATGGGCAGATCAGATGTAAGGAAATCAGGTTCACGCCTGACTCTGTACGGCGACATGTTCGCAAATGTTAGCGTGAAACCAAGCCCAGAACGTATAGCAAATGAAAGGGCTTTTGTAGCAGGGGGTCTAGGAGCCGATGAAAATGGCAATCCAATCACATATTATCATGCCACACCAAATGCCAAGGGTTTTGAAGCTGATGACGCGGTGTTCAGAGCTAGTGGCCCCCAGTCTCATTATGGCAGAGGACGTTATGTATCTGTTGAAAAAGATGTTGTGGGAAAAGCTTACGGGGGAAACCCTACTGAGGCGTCATTACGATCTCTAGTCGACTCCCAGATTACAGACAACGACAAGATCAGAATAGCCTACGATGTCATTGAGCGACTTGTTGAAGCTCGTGCCGCAACGAAAGAATTTGAACGCATGACGGCATCAGGCGAAAGCTTGGATGATGTTCAAATGCGACAGGACTTGCAAACCGCCACAATGGGCCAAGAGGGTAATGACCCTGATTTTTTTACTATGCCGTCTTTTGACTTCGACGAGTGGTTGGAGATGGAAGGAGACATGTTGCGGGCGCTAGAAGATCTTGGCGTAAAGATGTCAACAGGCATTATCGAGACACGCATCCAAGCGGTCAGCCCTCTCGACCTTCGAGAAACTACTGTCTTGGATATAGGCCAGACAGATTTTGCTGAAGTAATGATTTCACTGGAGCAAATGGGTGGATTGAGCGACGGTGCGCTGGATTATATAGGAACGCAAGTAGCGAGAGGAGACTACAACGGAAGGGACTGGTATCAAGACCTCGTCTACTTCACAGAACGTGATAACGACATGTCTACCGAAGCCGCAAAGGATGCTCTCTCAGAAACATTTGAAGAGCTTGGTTACGACAGCTTACAGGTTACTGAATACAACAGGGTGGATGGCCCTGATGCAATTGAATATGAAGCAGTCGTCGTCCTTGATGGCGGCAACGTGAAATCAAAGAACGCAAAATCATTTGATCCTGACACTGTTTTCTTTAACAACGCCCCTACCGCATACGAAGGCCCAATGAACGGCTCTGCCGCTGGTATGATTACAGACCCAGACATGACGGTAGACAATCTGATAGACGGCATAGCGGGGTCAGATGGATCTGGCGCACGTCAAGGAATGTTCGATGTCATGCGTAAGATGGGGAAGAAGCAAGATCTTAACGACAAGGACATGCGTACCCTATCTAAAGCTAACCCGCTGAACTTCTTGGCAGACAATGCCCGCAAGCTCCGCATCAATGGCATGAACTGGCTGGGCGATTGGGCGAAGCCAGAGAAAGGCACTGGCTACCACGAGCGAGAAGCGGCCAAGATGGCACTCAAGGTAATGCCAATCATGGACAAGCTCAACGAGCTTGGCGGCGAAGGTGCGATCAAACGATGGGGCCGTGGCCTAAAACCAATAGGCAAGTCAACCCAACCAGCCGCGTTCAAGCGCATCGTTAAAGCGATGCGGCGTCCAACAAATTCCAACATAGCTGGACTGAAGCCAGAAGAAAAAGCAATGGTGCAGGCACTTCGATATTCATTTGCCAAAGAACTCAACGAAATGAAAGCGGCAGGCGTCAACATCGGGGAGATAATGGACAACTACTTCCCGCAAATCTGGAACGTCGAGCGCATCAGGGAGAACCAAGCCTCATTTCAAGAAGGCATGGCCGCATATCTATTGCGTGAAAACATGGACAAGCCAGAGCCAATGGACATTGACAAGGCAAACGATGTGGCAAACCAGATCATGGGCCACCTACTCGCTGAAGACGGATTTTATGTACCGCAGATTAATCGGCGGGCTAACCAAAACGACAACATCGACTTCACTCGCTTGATACGCCTCAACGAGATTGGTGAGGACGGAAACCTCAAGTACGAGAGCGTCCTCAACTTCTTCGAGGAAAACGATTTCCTTGTAGACGACCTGCAATCTACGGTCGCAAAGTACTTTGAGGGAACAACCCGACGCATAGAGATGCAAACGCAATTCGGCACAAACAATCACGGGTTCTACGATTACCTTGCGGTGCGTGGAGGTGGCGCACGGATTGCCAAGAAGCTCCTAGCATCCGACCGCACCGTGCAAAGCACCCGTCTTCACACGCTGGAGAACGCGCCAGGGGTTGAAGTCAACACTACCCGCATCCCTGAAATAAAGGCGATGAGTACAGACGAAGCATCAGCCGCAATTGATGAAGTCATGACGCTAATACAGAGCGGGAAAGGCCCAGCTACAGCAATTGCTAGGCTGAACCAACGTAAACCAAACGCAAGCCGTTCATACAAGAGACGTGTTGAGGCAATCGTCAACGGACTGTTTGAGCAAGAAAAGCTCGGAGCAATTAAAGACGATGAGGTCAAGTTCGCAGAGCAGTACATGGCTACACTACAGGGCAGAAGCCTAGACAACAGCGCACAGTTCAACGCAATGAGAAAATTCTCCAAGGGAATGCGGGCATTTAATACTGTCAGCTTACTTGGCTTCACAACACTCACGTCATTCACTGACGTGGCACTCCCATTTGTTCGTGGAGCAAGCATGACTAACGCATATCAAGCGATGAGGAACGGACTCAGAGGGCCAGACGCTGACGAGTACAGAAAAGCCCTGCGAAGTGTGGGCGCAACAATGGAAAACATTGTCCACCAGCGCATGGCGATGATGTACGGCGGATCAGGTGGTAGGTTATCCAACGCATTCTTCAACGCAAACTTACTTACGCCTTGGACGAACATGATGCGTGAGGCGTCAATAGCCACAGGCTACGAGATGCTGAAGTCGAAGGCAAAGATAGCTCAGAAGTATCATCGCCTTGGTCAAACGAAGACGCGCAAGTACAGAAGAATGAAGCGAATACTCGACGATTTTGGTTTGGGTGATTACGCAAGCAACGGCAGGGATCTGGGTGACATGTCGCTACTGTATGAAGACACCCGTCTACGGGCAGCGCTTCATAAATTCGCTAACGAAAGCATCTTCACACCATCGAAGACGGACGTCCCTTTGTGGGCGCAAGACAACTCAGGAATTGGTGTGTTTGGCTCGATGATTTTCCAGCTCAAGTCTTACCCGCTGATGTTCCAACGCCTAACGGCAAGAACACTGAACGAAGCATACAGGTATGTGCGTCACGGAGACGGAGATATACGACCACTAGTCAACATGCTTACCATCGGTGGTTTGTCGGGTGCTGGCGCGTTAGCCGCCAAAGACTTGGTGCAAGCAAGAGGTGGAGACGATGAGTCATCGGTCGATTTCCGTAAGAGATCACTCAACAAGATTGCCAACAGCATGGGCTACGAACCCAAGCTACACGGGGATGTAGACGAGTGGCTCGGATGGGTTGTTGAGAGTTATGTTCACATGGGCGGTTTAGGACTGATTGCAGATCTTTTGTACAGTGCAAGTAGACAGAACGAAAGCGGTCAGTACGGCGTCAACAGGATGACATCNCTNGTACTNGGCCCATCGTTCGGTGCGCTACAGTCTGGCCTTACAGTTCTTCAAGGCACGAGCCTTGACGAAGGGTTAAATAGAAGCGCGGCAAGAGAAATAATCCAGAGAGTTCCGATAGCTGGCGGCGTCAGATACGCGAGAGACAAGGCTGTAGACAAGATCGCTGGCGAAGCTGACAGCGGCAGTAGCTCAGGGGCTTTCGGAAACACATTTGGATCTAGTTTCAAATCATCGTTTTAGGGGACGACATGAGTGAGGCATTCGACATAATTATATCAGCGTGGCCGTTGGTGTTTGGGTTTGTCACATTAGTAATAGTACTGGCTAAGATGCACGCTGATATAGAGACAATGAAAGCAAAGATAATCAGCCTATTCGAGCTTTGGAACTCAAGAGATAAATGATTTTACTCAAGAAGAAGTTCGCAACCCCACACTTTAAGTGGACAGAACTTCAGTGCAAATGCCACCGATCATGTGGCGTAGGAGAAGGGAAAAAAGCAAGATGGATACAACCAGAAGCGTTACAAAAATTGGAGGTGATGCGTGAGTTACTCGGATTGCCGATGCGGATCAACAGCGCGTGCCGCTGTCCGTTGCATAATGCGTCAGTTGGCGGCGCTCCTCTATCAACACACCGGTCTAGCTCGGATCGTCCAAGTCGTGCATTCGACGTTGCTATCACTATGGACAAAGACCGTATCATTGAAGCGGCGGTTAAAGCAGGCTTTCAAGGGATAGGAATAAATTACAAAACATTCGTACATGTAGACAACCGTCCTCGGCGGGCTAGGTGGTAAGTTATGGAAGTAATTGGAACTGTAGTCAGCGGCCTATTTGGAAGCGCGTTAGGAGGGGGCGGAATCGGTCTGCTCGGGACTTTGGTTGGGAAAGTATTTGGCTGGCTAGAGGTCAGGGAAAAAACCAAGCTCGCGGCAGTGCAGAATGCCCACGAGTTAGCTCTCGTAGACAAGCAATCCCAGATGAAGCAGGCGGAGATGGAGAGCGAGATGATGATCGCTACGATGTCAGCCGACACAGCAGTCCGAACCGCCGCATACGATCATGATGCAAGCTACGGCGAAACGCCTCGATGGTGCAGTGCCGTGCTGAGATTGGTTAGACCTATCATAACTTGTTTCTTATTAGGATTAACTTCTTGGATCTATTACAAAGCATACGCTATGGGAGAGATCGACACACTTCAAATGCTCGCAGATGAGATCGTTTTCATGACTTCACTATGCGTAACTTTTTGGTTTGGATCTCGTCCGATGAACAGGCGGTGAACTTGCCAATGTCAACTTGCCCCATCTCTACCTTCTCCATCAACCTCTCCGCTTTGGCTTCAGCATGTTTGAGATAGTACTTTTGTCTGCCAGTTTTCTCGTCATGCAAGTCGCACTTGCGTTTGAAGATCTGCCACGTCCGATAAGCGAGATGGAATTTTCTGGGCAGTGTTCCACTTTCTTTTACCATCTGCCTTGCTTGCTTTAACATTTCTTTTTCAAGCCAGTTGTTTCTACCGTCTACAACTTGGCCTCTTTTCTCTACTATCTTCTTGTTCTTGGTCTCTACTTCTACTCGTGTTGAAATTGGATAGTATCTCATTCTGCCCCCGTGAAGCTCGTTAATCCATCTTTAATTCTTTCAAGAAATCCTTCTTTGATTGGCTTCACCTGTGGCATTCCATTGACCCACATCACTTGGAGGCCAGTGTCGCACTCGCCAACCACACATCCTTCACGCCCGTCGATGTGTCTAACGCTGTCTCCTACCTTCAACCTTCCAGACTTCACGATCTTCCCTCCTTATGTATTTACCGTAGTCATCTTTTTTTTTGATGGCCTGTCATCGTTCAAGCATTCGTGATACTGACCGTCCAAAAGGATCGCTAGGTTCGCCAGACCATGCGCTAAATGCGCCAGCCCACTTTCTGGATCTTTGTCTTCGCCATCAGCAAACGCCAAGATGTGACGCATGGCCGCCGCTATGTAGATGGAAGACGAGATCCCTGCCTCACGCCAGTTGTATGGGCCGTACTTGTCTGCACCAGATCGCATGGCTTCTGCCATCTGTCTCAAAGCTTCTGGCGGTAGCAGGTTCAGCGGTGTCTTCTTTACACCGAATGCCGTCTTGGGATTGTTGTCAGGTTTCATCATAAAGTTTTAACTCTTGCTTTAGTCTCTCTAACCGACCAATTAGGGGAGCCATCTCCTTCCTAGTGTGCGCCGATTTGTCACACGCTTTGATGATGTCGTCTCTGCTTTGATCAGGGACAAACTCAAGCCGACAATGTATGCTGTCGAGGATCGCCTGCTTGGATGCAAGCTCCCCTTCTGTCTTCTCGAACTCATCCAGTAAATTATCCATGTAATCACTTTCCATGTTCTGCTCTCCAAATTATTTCAGTTCGTCGTCGTTCAATTTCCTTCGCCGCTTTTATTTTTGATTGGCCAAATGACATCCCAGCAACTCGCTTTGCTTCCTTGCTGAGATGTGTCCATTCCTTCCAAACACTCCCACGTTTCTTGATCACGCTGTCTGGCGGCTTACCTAACCACCCCCATTGCTTTCGCTCTTGCGACCACTCATCCGTCATAACTTTTCCTTTGGGTGAAACACCTCGTAGTCATCACAGACTTCAGTCGCCGCTCTCTTGTGCTTCAGACAATGCCACCGCTCATCTGGATCAGCGGCACTGTGGCTACACGATGCACACTCTTTGATTGGCATCTCTCCATGCCAGCAGGCGTTTGACTTGAAGCAACCTCGACATCGCCAATCGGTTTCGTCTTTTGAAATCTTCCGCGCTTCGTTGTTGAGGACGGTTTGTATGCGCGTACTCATGTATAAAAAATCTGTTTCACTGGCAGGTATGATTTCACTGGCATACGCGCTGTTGTTTTTATTGTAAGCAACCAGCAACGATTTCTTGATGCCACTCAAACCCATCATGAGTTGAACCTGTGCCATGTAGTTAGGGTGACTGATTTTCACCCCGCTGCTTTGGAATTTTCTGAACTTGGCGTCGTTCATACTTTTGATTTCGAGTAGCATCACGTCTCCGTTGTCTTCGTCAGAGAAGTGCGGGTAGCTTTCGATCATCCCATCTGCATGACCAAGGATGTGCCGACCAAAAGTCTTGTACTCGTATTGCTTACCCGTCATCGGATCATGCTCAAACACCACGAAGCCAGCTTTCTTCAGATCATCGACTACCTGATCCTCGATGCGGTGGCCTTCCCTAAATATTCTCAATAGCTGTGGGCTTGGCTTCGTGTCGGGGAACCCCCTCATACTCAGCGCAAGGTAAGCATCACATGGATTGCCTACACCAGATGCACCTATGTACTGTCTAGCTGGCCCTCGCTGTTCCGCAACCTTGTCGATGCGCTCTGCAACGATGTCATTCATATTTAACTTTCTGGGATGGACGAATAATCTTGGCTTCAGATCCAAAATCTGCAAGACAAAGCCTTTTGTCCGATGTTATGTACGCGGCTGTCCACATTCCTGTCTTCGGGTTGACAGAGAGTTGTGTGATGTGTCCACGTTGACTCAACGCTACAAAAAAAACGACTTCTCCTGTAGCCTCAATTTTTTTCTGACCCTCGGCAAGAGCAACGCAACGAGAGTCGGCGTTAGCTTCGCACGCGCATACCCCTATGATTGTGAATATTGCTAACACCAACAACTCGCGCATGTCCTATCTCCTAGAATGGAATCTCGTCATCGATTGAAGTATCGTGACCATTTGTTACGGGAGGAGCCGACGTCACTTTGACTGGCTCAAGATCGTCATGATCGTGTGGGCTGTAGTAAGCTCCAAACGGCATCGGCTTAACACCAGATTGTTTCCACCCCGTGGAGTCACTACCCCATTGCTCGACGTTTCCGTTTGCATCCTTTGGCAAGCGCAATCGAACACCAACTTTCAACCCCTTCAACGAAGAGATGTCCTCTGGCTCGTCAGGATTTGGATGACCACCCTTCTCTAAGATAGATTTCAGTCTCGCTTGTCCGATACGCACGCCGTTCTGTGGCTTCTCACCTTTGTCTGTGTGGTGCATCGTACAGAAGTCTATGAACGTATAGCCGTCGTCTGTCTGGAAATGTACCCAAACGCTTGTCCTTCCGTTCTTTTCGTTTAGTTCCGCTTTTGTGATGGTGCAGATATAGTCACCCTCCCCAGTACGAGGTGGGCCGTCAGCTGATACATGTTTCAGATTTAAGTTTTTAAAATTCCAACTCATGATGTGGTGTCCTTTTTAGTTTTTGTTTCAGTTGATTTATCGCTATCCATCTTGCGAAACAGGTCAGCGATATTACCTGTTCGTTCAATTGCATTCAGTCGTCTACGAGGATCACGAACCTTGCCGTGCCACCCGCCGAACTGATCACAAACAATGAAGCGTTCGACGCGCATACCGCTCGCCCTACCCTGTTCATCCTTCGTGTCTTCAGTTCGCCTGACGCCAGCGAGGACGTTGTCAAAAATCCCGGGCAATTGTTTTTGGACTGTAGCCATTGGTACAAGGGGCCAGTACTCCGTACCCCCGTTGTCGTTGGTTTCCTCCTTGGCGAGTGCCGTGACAAGCACATGGTATCCAAGATCACGGAACCACTTGACCGTACCAAGCATCTCAGCTTTGTAGTCAGCCCACTTCTCGAACCCGTTCTTATTGTTCTTGTGCTTGTCTTCGAGTTCAGCCAGCAACATGTCGCCAGCTTCCGTCAAGCTATCAAGCACAATACATTTGTATCCAGTATTCTTGAACTCGTCAGAACCAACCATCTCTCGTATNACTTGAAGAGAATAGACCCCTTCTTCTGGTCTGTTTCGACCACGGATATGCCACGAGTTAAACGCAAGGTAGTCTATGTCGAGGTGCGACAGGCTCATCAAGCCTGCCTCACCACTTATTATAAACGTCTTGCCGTATAGCTCTTGCATGTGCGCGGCTTGGGTTGTCTTTCCCCATCCGTGATGTCCGTACAAGAGAGTTTTCTGTGCGCCTTTGACCTCGTCGCCAGAGGTTTTCAGAGGCCTAAACACTTAAGTCATCCACAGTTATCTTCGGTGCGCCTGCTTCACGAGTGAGTGCTGGCAACAGCAACGCCTTGTCCTCGTCGGGAAGCCTCTCGAACTTACGCTTCTCTACTGTATAGCGTTTGGTTACATGAGATGGCAGTACATCAACATCATTGAGTAACTGCTTGATTAAATCCTGATCCCACTTGAAACGCTCCGGCCTTGTGACAGTAACCGTCACACCTTTTACAGTTTTATATGTATCTCCGATTTCAACTGGCATCGTAGCACAAATGGTTTCGATTAACTTATCGACTTTCTTTTTGATTGCATCTAAATTAGTTTGCAAACTTTGCAGGTCGGATACATCCGATAAAAATTTCTCGTCATCCTCTGAGATAGCAGGCTTCATACCAAAGGCTTCCATCTCTTCTGCTAGTTCTTTTGATAATTCCGTCATTTAATTCCTCTTTTAAAGTTACGCCGCTATGGCTTTGAAGATTTGTTTATACAATGTTTATTTATTATTGTCTAGCTTTTATGCAAACTTTATTGTATATGCAAGTCTTAGAAACTGGAGAAAGAAAACATGACACACATAAATATGACTAGGCTTGTCAAAGATTGCGGCAGAGTTGCTGACGTTTCGGCAACTACTGGTCATCACTTCACCACCATTTATAGATGGATGCGAGGAGCCGAAGTTAATGGCACTGCTCTCGCAACACTTATCAAAACTTATGACCTGAACATTAATGATTATATAGAGAGCTGAATTTATGGATGAAGATAGATTACTTGATCACCACGACCGCCTATACAATGCGGCACTTGAATACTATGACAGAGGGTGGAGTTTCATTCCATGTGAGCCTGAGGGCAAGATCCCCCTTATTAAATGGAGAGACTATCAACTCGTCCAACCGCCTGAGCAACTCGTCCATGACTGGTTTGAAAACGGAGTAAAACAAGAGAATGGTAACATCGCATATGACTTCGACTTACTACTCATAACAGGCAGAACATCAGGGGTCGTAGTCGTTGACTGCGATAATGAGGAAGCTGTCCAAGAGGCAAAGAAACTTGGACTAGATTCTAATGTAGCTGTGCAAACACGGAAGGGCATCCATTACTACTGGGAGCATGACGGTGGAGATCGACACCCTAACAAGGTTGGCTCGAACGTATCCAAGCATGACTTCTCATGGCCGTCAGTTGAGGGTCTAGACTTTCGNGGCGACGGTGGCGTAGCTGTGCTACCCCCAAGTCGAAGGAAAGATGGCAAGACATATGAATGGCTGAACGACTTCGATGATCTATCTCGTGAGAAGGTTTGGCAGGCCAGAAACTTCCTCAAGGATGTGACTGAAGCCAGTGATGAAGACATCAAAGAAATGCTGGCTGCGAACAAAATACCGTCCCTGGCAAATGTCGTGGCAGACGAACTGAAGCCAGCTACAGCACGCGATCAGGTTCTTGCAGACGGAGGTGTGATACCAACAGGCGGAAGGAATGCCGCGCTAACGAAATACGTCGGCAAACTTCTAGCTGAAGGATGTGATCCCCGTGATCTAATGGAAGAGGCTACAAAACTTGTCGACGAGTTTATGCCCGACCCATTGAGCGAGCGAGAAATATTCGTGATCATCAACTCGGTCGTCGATAAAGACAGGCGCGACAAGCCGTGGCGATACGATGACGACGGTCATCTCATCAATACAAAAACAGAGAAGCAAGAAGTTGCAGTGGAGATCCCCATGCAACCGCTCGTCACCAGAGCAAACGCTGATGAGATCCGTAAGAAGCTCGGTAAGGAACGCTACCTTATGTATCCAGCGATTAGTCACCCGACTATTGCACAGGTCTACGGCTACAGTGGGCATGGGAAGTCGTTGTTTGTCGGCCATCTTATGTACGCCCTTGCCTGCGGCAAGGACTTCGCCGCTTACGAGAACATGCAGAAAGGTCGAGTACTATACCTAGACTTCGAGAATGGCTTGGGAGAAATCACAGATCGTATCGATAGATTTCATGAGACATTTGGCAGGCCAGCCGACGATGAAGGCTTCGCGGTTTATTCGCCAGCAAATAAAGAAGCAAGTGTGTTGGACATGCGGAGCGAAGACGGACTCAAGGAAGTCATAGCAAATGCGCGGGGCCACAATGCAGATGTCATAGTGATCGATACCTTACGAACTGCGTTCAGCGGGTTCGACGAGAACAGATCCCAAGACTGGGCAGTTGTGAACCATGTACTGCTGTCACTCAGGAACGCTGGCTTTAGTGTGATCGGAATACATCACGCCAACAAACCTCAACAGGCCGCCGGATCGTCTACACCAACCTCCGGCGCAGAAGCTGGATCAACCAACCAGCTCACCCTGCTGGAAACTCAGATGCGTGTAACACAAATCTTTCCAGAGACAGAGGAAGGTCGGCTACGAGCAGAGGAAGTTCGGGGCGTCGTTGATGAGTCGGGTTGGAAGACACTCGATGATATGCGAACACGCAGAGAAGATCGAGACAAAGAGAGTTATCGAATTGTCACTGCTGTTCGTGTCAGCTACGGGAAGGTGAGAGCCAGAACCGAGGCACACAAGACTTGTTACATAGGATTTGGGGAAGCGCACGATGGTATGCCTGTCATTATCAGCACAACACCGCTACGTCAGAGGGTGAAGTGGGCATCAGAAAATGGTGGAGAGATGGGGGATGGTTATCCACTCGATGTAATCGCACGAGAGTTCGGCGTGAGTGTCAGACAAATTCGTGAGTGGCTATAGTTATATAAAGTTAAGTAAATCTAACTGACTGAGATCAAGAGCGATGCGAAGCATCAGCGATCAATTGATGTTCATGACTTGTTATATATATATGTCGGTCAAAAATGACGGTGTCAACCCTAAAGTTTGTTTTCTATTGACTTTATTTATATGTGATGTAAATAAAGCACATGTTATGGCAAACTTTAGGGAGTATTATATGCCAGCACATCCAACTACACAGGTAGATCTTAACTGGTTGGAAGCGACATATAAATCAAACTCAATGACGTTACGCGCAATGGCTACAGAAGCTGGCTGTTGCGTTGATACACTTAAACGCATTCTCAATCGGGAAGGTATCGCAATTTATTCGGCGGCTAAGTACCAGACGTCTTCACGAAAGAACGCTGGCACATGGCAACGACCGTGCATGAAATGTGGTAGCTCCAAGTCACGACCCAAGTGGCAATACATATGCACGCCCTGTAAGGAAACACAGGCAGACGAAAGCCCATTCGATTGGTGAAGCGTCTACAGGGGAGAGCCTTAAAGCGGAAGGGCGATGAGTACGAACGGGATCTCGCCCGTTGGTTTAACGCAAAGTTATTCGGCGGGACGGAGCGCGTTAGCCGCGCTCCTCTGTCGGGAGGGGGCTTCACTACATTGAACTCAGGTGGTGCTGATTTACTTGGCCTCCCTCTCGTCTTCGTAGAGGCAAAGCGCACGGAGAAACTCAACATACGGGAAGCCCTGCGCCAAGCAATTGGAAACACAACCAAGCGCCAGTCCCCCGACGTACCCGTCGTCATCACGCGGCGTAGCCAAGAGAAGATCGAAGACAGCATCGTGGCCCTCCGGCTGAAAGACTTCACCGACATGCTCGGCATAGTCCTAGTCGAAGGCGGATACATACAAAAACCAGAACCGAATAAAGTTGAGGACAATTCCGAAGACGGGACGACACTCGATATGTTCGATGACAAGTAAACCCATCATGCAAGATCTTGACGAAACTAGACTACGAACCTTACTGAATCGTGCGGCCCACGAGGGCGCAAAGAAAGCATTGTCCGACATCGGATTATCTGATGGCGAGGCTGGTCAGGACATCCACGACCTCCGTAAACTACTAGACGACTGGCGCTCATGTAAGCGTACCGTCTTCACGACGCTGATCAAGGCGGTAACAATGGGCGTACTCGGCTTCATTGCCGCCGCCGTATGGCTTAAGTTTGACAACTGAAGACAGAAAGTGCAGCAAGTGCGAAAATTTTTTTCCTGTCTCAGACTTTCGCCTGCTGAAGAAGGCCAACGAATGCTACCGATCTTGGGAGTGTGCGAGGTGCTACAACAAACGATGCAGGTCGTACAACCGTATGGCTGTCACACGAGTACCTCGATTAATACGAGACGCTAGGGTCAGGGCTAAGAAACATGGCCACGATTTCGACATCACCGTGCAAGACCTTTACAATATGTATGATGCTCAGGGGGGTAAGTGCGCTCTGACAGGACATCACATGACACTAAGTTCATCTGATGATCTGGAGCTTCGCCGCTTTGCGGCTTCGCCCGACCGGATTGACAACGAGCGAGGCTACACAAACGACAATGTGTGGCTCGTCTGTCAACATGCAAACGCCATGAAGTCATCAACCAATCTGGAAGACTTCATCGAGTGGTGTCGAGCGGTGGCTGTCACCCATAAAAGATGACAGCAAACTATAGTTTGATTGTTACATTAATGTGAAATCACACACATAAAAAAAGGGCTTGCCAACCAGAATTTAACAGGTTAGCAAGCCCTCATGTAGATGTGGTGTCTACTGATGTGAGGAGGTGATGAGCTTCTGCTTATCCCTCTTCACTGACACACAAATCCCTCATCGCCTCGTGCGTGTCACCAATCATTTCATTGATAACATCGTTCGCAAAAAGCAATTCCAATTCGGTAGGTGCGTGTTTCTTAAAGTTGTCTGAGTTTCTGTACTCAAGCAACGCCTTTGACATGACGCAGTAGCATTGGAATTTCACTGCCCTTGTAGTGACCTCCAAGTCATCTGCCTCGTCAAATAGCTTTATGTAGATGTCTTCATACATACCAATCCTTTCAGAGTTAAGTTGAGTTAATATCTTGGATTCTATTAAGATATTTGCAGATAATCTAGTTGCAACTTGCTACATTAATTTACGGTAACAAATTAACTACATTATCATCGTTGCGGAATTCGTTTTTAATCTGATCTTTACCGATTTTCAAAACGATTTTGTCGTCTGGTTCAAGGCTTGCGTTGACAACTTCTACCGTGCGGGCAAAGCTTTCATACGAATGACCCAAGACGTTACACCAAACCCCTGTGTATCTCGCAACGTGGTTTACGTCGTCTTCAATGGGGTCTAGACGCAGGTTAAGCGCCATCCTCACAAGCGTATTGGAAAGTAAAGTACAGCAGAATTCGTATCGCCCCTGCGTCCTTAGGTAATACAACTTGTTGTATCGCGTCTTAAACAGTGGCGCAGTTCCATTGTATAATCTGTCATCAATTCTTGAATCAGTCATCGTATTAATCAAGCGAGACATTACATCCCTCGATGTGTTCGGCTGACTGTCAATCACGCCAAGCTTACTGCTCAATAATTCTGATTTACTCACGAGCCTTTTCTGATCACTAGTTGACAGGCAGTCGTAGGTTCCTTTAGCGATTGCCATCGCCATGACGCCCCACCCACTTGTTGCCTTTTGTCCATACAGCCCAGTTGTTTTAAGCAGGCTTCTTCGGTAAGCGAGTTCTCTATCTGCCATGCCAGATAGCCAACGATTTCTTGAAGCTCGCGTTTTAGGATCAACCGCCACACACTTGGTCAAATTCCCTCGCGTCTTGTCAGCTTTGTCAGGAACGAAATCCTCTCCGTTATATTTTAGATTGTAGTATTCCTTATCCCACGGGCAGATGTTTTTGAAGACGTACCGCTCGTACATCTCATCCTCGACGATGTCCCTACACTCTTGCCAGTCAATTAATTTATCCATACCTATATTCTCCACATGTTTTTTAAAAAATCAAAAAAAATATGGGTTGGCAAACTGTCATCAAAAGTGGCAAACTCGATAATATTAATTCTATTACTACCTCGTTAACCCACTGATATTAAAACAAAATTCAACCCCATATTATCTAAAGACTGTCACATGACAATAATGACATGACAAGTGACAGCGTCTAAAGTTTGCTCCCTTCCTATAAGTTGACTACTGCCCGACTCAAATCGTCGGGGTGTAAATGTGCGTACCTAAGTGTCGTGCTTACGTTGGCGTGACCCAACAGCTTCTGTATCGTGTCAAGCTGTTCCCCCTTACCTCGTAGCCATGAAGCAAACGTATGCCTTAAGTCGTAACACACCGTATTCTTGGGCAACCCTGCAATGTCTCGTAGTTTGGGGAACCAGTACCCTGCAAATGTCGGCGCGTGTTGTTTACCTGACGACGTTTGTGTTATGTATGAACGTCCATAGAAAGTCGTAAACACAAACCCTTCTCTCTTACTTGCGTCAACCTTGTCTAGCTCAGTGTGAACACGAGGGTGCATAGGTACAACCCTCTTGCGTACAGCGTGACCTTTTCCCTTCTGATGCCAGAAACAAATTCCGCAATCCTCAATTCGGTTTCTCATATACACATCACTCCACTTCAGTCGCGCCAATTCAACTGGCCTCGCTCCTGTGTATAGAGCGGCAACAAACACAGAATACTTGTAAGGCTTCTCCCTCTTCACTACGTCAAGAAAGTGTTCGACCTCCTCTTCACTCAGGAAGGTATCCTTCAAAGGGGGAGCTGACTTGGTTGGCATACTCGGAACCCTATAACTAGTCCGTGCGTCGTTCTCTATTGCATTGGCTTCAACGTACCGAAGCACCGACTTCATCATAGCACTGTTATTGTTGTACGTTCCATTGCCCCACCCTAACGGTGCGGCGGCCTCGACCCTGTCTACATAATCCTTTGCGTCCTTCTTCTTCTTTGGCAATGGCAAGTCACCAATTACCTTTTCAAATCTATTGATGTATGTGAGTGTGCTACCGCTCCTGTCTCCACCGTCACGATAAACCTGACACGCATCGGCCATCGTCCACAGATGTAGACGCTTCCAATCACCCAACTCAACGGGCGTCGTTGTAGAGTTGACCACAGGCGCTTTCCGCGCCTGTATTCGCGCAACCTTCGCATGATGTGCTGTAGCCAATGCGGGGTTGGCCGCCTCGATCTCAAGAACCTTGGCGGCAAGTACCTTCTCCGCCTCATCCCGATCCGTAAGTCCAGTACTCTCTTGAACTTTTACTCCGCAATGCTCTCCCCATATGGAATAGCGTTGCCCTCGCTTTCGCAAATGTAACATGTGGTGTCTCCCGTAATGTTAGTTAGTTAATATAAATCTCCGTTAAGGTTCTTATCGTCAGGCGTCCACGCCTCATCCCAGTCACGCTTGAGTCCAGACAAACTGAAGTATCGCTCGTCACTCATTTCCTCCAGTGCATCATCAGCAATACGCATGAGCGCACCCCTGTTCCTCACGTCAACACCAAGTGCTGTACCCAACCGCTTACGCAGTTGCAACACCCGACTCTTCGCAGATGACAAACCAATCCCGAAGCGTTCACAAATCTCGGCATCGTTTTTCCCATTGATCACCATCTGCAATGTCGCGTGTTGATTTCTCGTAAGACCACTGATCCACTTGTGGTCAGCCGCCCTTGAAGGCGGCGGCTCCTCAACATCCTTTGGTCTGTAGCTGATCACCATCTTCGCAAGTAACTCGACTTGTGTCTCAAGCCGCAACAACCGCTCTTCTATGTCGTTCATGTGGTGTCTCCCCCGTGAAGTAATATTATCAAATATGCTAAAACTTATTTAATCACTGACATCTAGTTTGTCAACTTTGTTAGAACAGACCATCTTTATATACAGTGATATGCGCTTCGTAAGTGTCAGGCAAATCTTGATCCTCATCCCAGATGTAATGGGTAGCGGCCTTGTCTCTTGCCGCCTCCTCGCTTTCTGCCTCGATGTGAAATTTATTAATCTGCTCAACAACGACTATAAACTTACTCATCGCCATTTCTCCAATTCTTAACAACAAACGGAACCTTCACTCCATGTTTGACGCTATTGAACTTGCCCCTTGCTAGTGCCGTAGCCTCTACACCTGACTTGAAGTCATTCCAAAATTCCTGAGGCATGGTGATTCCAAAGTTGTCAGCAGCATCCTGCGCCCCCTTGGCTACGTTGGCTACGAAGCTCTCGAACGTGGCGGGCAGTATGTCCACCGCAATCAACTCGTGCCTATCCATCTTTGGCTTGATGCCACTCTTGTATGCCTTGGGATTGTCACGCTTGAGAAAGGCAGGGATCTCAGGGAAGATGTCCAGTTCCGCATCGCTCGTCGAGTTTGTAGACGGGTCGTGGTAGTAGTCGACCTTCTTGTTAACCGTTCGCCTACTCGCAGACCTCAGGTTGTCCTTCACCTGTGGCAACGCCTTGCTTAAGTCCTGTTCCCTCTTCGCCTGTGGCAACAACTCATCGGTCATCGCATCGGTAAGTTTATCTGTATAAGTTGTAGTCATGTGGTGTCTCTCCTCTAATGAATTGTGGTAGTTGATTTGTGCAAGACCTTAATATCCTTAATCAACTCTTCGACGGCATCTTGCACCTCCGTCTCCGTTGTCGTTTGATGCTCCAACTTGGGATCATCTAGCAACCAGTCAGGCACAGACACACCGTCATCAGATAGTGCTTGTGCATTCGTGGTGGCTATCCTGATTGCATGTTCCATCACCTCGTTAGCGTCGTCTTGAAACTCACCGTGGTCGTGGTGCATCATCATCAGCCTCGCAAGGAACTTACACGTCAAACCCTTCAGCATCAGGTGATGTGACTCAACCGTGTGTGGGATGCCCTCGTCTTCAAGACAGAGGCGGGCAAAGTTCCACGATTTGCCGTCGAGATACTGGCAGATAGTCGCTACCATCTTCGCCTGATCCTCCGTTAGCTCATCACCTTCCTCAAGCATGTCAGCTTGTGGCTTTCTCTCTTCACTCATGCGGCTTCTCCTTTTACATTGCTCGCGTTGAACCGTTCTCCCAGTAACATCTTGGCGAAATCATCCATCACTTTACTGGCGAGGTCGTCCACATGACGCACTGTGATCGACTTGTCACACCAGTTACCAATGTAGTCACCGCCAATACCAATGCCTGCGATCTCGACGCCCTTCTGCTGAACATGCTTGATAACTTGTTTGCAAAGCTGTTGGTTGTTCGCCATACCATCGGTCACAAGCAACATGATCTTCCTAGCTGACGGCCTCGCCAACAATCGCTTGTACGACAGCATAATCGCATCACCAGTTGGCGTCCCACCATCAGGCATCACCAGCATGTTACCCAATGCTGTCTGCACCTGACGTATCGGCTCATCAAACTCCTTGTGTGCAACCAGTGACATGGGATAGAGGCGAGTGTAACAGTGACCATGATCCAAGTCATATGCTTGCTGTCGCTCTTCACTTGTCCAAGCATCGTCAGACACAATACCATCAAACGTGATGACCTCCGTCTCGCAACCAATGGCGTCAAGCGTCTGGCATAACGCTATCGAAGTGACCGCCGCACATCTCATGCGTGGGCCATTCATCGAACTACTGGCATCAACAAGTATCTGCACACTGGTATCAATGTCCGGCGCGTCGGATCTCTGTCGGTACACTTTGTCTACACCTTGGTATGCCCTCACCAGATCACGAGGGTTAAGTCGACCCGTCTCATGACCACCTGTCCACTCCCTGTTCATCTTGGCCATGAACGCACGCTGTATCTTACGACGCATCACAGAGAGCGTGCCGTGGGTTTCACTCAGCATCTTGTTGTACGCCGACTGCCCAGTCTTGAAACGTCTGCCTCGTCGATCGCCGTCGTGGAATACAGCTTCCCACTTGTATAAGTCAGAGGTAACGGAAGGAGCGTCCTGTCTCCGTGTCAGTATGGTATCGAACTCCTCGAACATTGGCATGTAGTGCAACGATTTACCTTGGTTGTTCTCCCCATCCTTACGCTTGGCATCAACATCAAGTGCCTCACGAATGTCGATGTCGACAGGCATCGGCACTACGGGTTCCTCTGACGCCTTGGTAAGATCACCACCCTCGCCGTCACCTTGGCCAGTCACGTCTCCATTATCGTCAGGTTGATCACCGTCCCCATGCTTTCCCTGGCTAACGTCTTCAGTAGGTTTTTCGCCGTCTTCACTCTGACCTGTAGTCTCAATCCCTGTAGGATCTAGCTCAACCTGTACTTCCTCACCCTCGCCGTCACCCTGACCACCGTCACACTGCTGTTCTTCGGGTTGGCCCTGCTCGCTCTGCTCTTGCTCTTGCTCTTGCTGTTTCTGATACTCGACCATCTCATCAGCAATTACCCTCGCAGCTTTGACGCTGTCGCGGCTACTCTTCACTGGCTTCACATACTTCTCGTACCAGTCATGTAACTTCTGCTCCATGCCCTCGCCCAGTTCCTTGATGCAACGCTCACGCACCACGCCGTCGTAGCCTTTCTCTCGACCAGACATCCACGTCAAACCCATCGGCCCAATGTGCCTGAAGTCACTGGCGTGCGCCTCGTCCTGAGCCATGTAAGTCAGCGCCTTGGTATCGACTGTTCGATGGGCGTCGGAGAGAGGGTTCTTGGAACCCTCGTACTCGTCAGTCCACTCGCGCTCGATGTAGCAGTCCTCGACCGCATTGATCAGCGACTTGAACAGCTCGTCTTTATTCTGAGCGGCCTCGGTCATCTCATTCAGCAAGTAATCCATCTCACTGTACCGAATGTGTGCGCTCTCGTGACAGTAGTAACCTGTCGTGATCGCTTCCTCATGCTCGTTGATCATGGCATTCTCAGGCAACTGAGGTATCGTGATCGTCTTGCCGTCCGTCTTGGCTTGGTCGCCACTGAACACAACCTTCGCCCCAAGGTTACCACCCAGTACACGACTGGCTGTTGTTACCGCCTGTTGGAATTGATGTTTATTCTTCACTATCGCTCTCCTTTTCATGTATGCTTATGATGTCTCTAGCGCACGTCCCATCACCGTCGTTGTGTACGGAGATCAACTGAGGGTCGTCGTAAGGCAACTCCCCCCACTCATCTAACAACTCAAGTGCTTCCTCCTTACTGTCAGCCTCGACCGTGATGATCACGCCCTCGACGTACTCCCTGTGTATGACCCACTCACTCATCGTCGTTCCCCTTAAATTTTTCACCCCATACATGGAGGACGCCAATAACCCCATCTTCTCCGGCGTCGGGGTTAAACCAGAAGTTCTCTGCGCCTACCTCTTGCGTCAAAAACTCCGCGAGGGCGTTCTCGAAATCGTATCTTTTATCCATGCTCACTCTCCCTTATATGATGTGTGCTTTGATGAACTCTTCGACCTTCAAGACGTCGACGTCTGTGCATCGACCACTGATGCAATGTCTCACCGCTGTCTGAAGATTATCCTTGGTGTCACCTAGCGTGGTGAACATCGCCGCCGCAGTGATCAAACCACGAGGACTTACCGTGGTCATGATCTCCCCGTTGACGAATGCCTTACGCATCTCGCCAGCAATCTTGACTAGCTGAGATACTGCCTTGTCACCAATCGCCGGAACCTTGGCCTTAATGACCTTGGCTTCGATCTTTGGCTTGAGGTATTCTTTCTCGATCCACACAGTGAAGCGATCCAAGAATGCAGCACTCTGTACTCTCGCACCTTGGTAGCATCCTGTCTCGTCACCCTGACCTTTGGTGTTGGCCGTTGCAACAACACGGAACAAAGGATGTGGCTTCACAATGCGACCGCCGTCTTCAGTCAATCGCAACGTGCCACCTTCCTCAAGCATACTCTGGAAAGCGTACATCACATCTGACCTACCGAAGTCGACCTCGTCAGCCTCGAAGATAGCACCCATCTGCATTGCTGTTGGCAACACACCCTCAACAAACTGTGAGACAGTCGTACCATTCTCTTGGCGTAGTGTTTCACGACCGATCAAGTCTACACGAGACATCTCGCTGTCCATGTTGACACGGAAGATTGGCCATCCCAAACGTGCCGCAACCTGATGGACATCGGTTGTCTTCCCTGTACCAGAGTGACCGTACAGGTAAGCGTTCTTTCCTGTAGCCAAGGCCCACAGCAGAGGCTTCATGGTAGCAAGGTCGAACTTGTGATCGGGATCAATCTCAGCGACGTTAGGATGTGGTGCGTCCCACTCCATCATNGGGATGTCGAACTCAAANCCNTCNGGNTCTGGCGAACCGTTCACGAATACCTCGTTCCTCAAGTCCTCAGTGGCGAACACTTCCCATGCACGGATTGTCTTGACCTTGCCGTTGGGGATGGTGGCGTCGTTACTGACGACCTCGGTCGGCAATGCAACAGCAGGCCGTGACTGCAATGACTTGATGGTGGCTGTACTCTCGGCAAGTTGCTTCTTGTACTCGGCTTCCGTTGCTTCGGCACGATTAGCTGTAGCCATCAGTTCGTCGAGCAGTGTCTTGACGTTGACCGTCTCACCAGTGGTGTGCTTGAACATGTCGTTGAGTGCCTGCTCCATCGCAGTGTTGAACTCGAACGGCTTGTAGCTATTGTCCTTGGTCGCCTCGTGTATCTGGGCCAAGGTGACACCATCGTCAGAACCTACTGGCTCCTTGCCTTCACGACGCTTGATCTCTGCCTCAACAAGATCTATTGCCCATTGCTTTGTGTCGTGAGGGTGACTTGGATAGTGACAGGACTTGCCAAGTTTGTAGCCAGTCTTGCCATCGCCTGCAACACCGTTGGCAGACGGATCTGTCATCACTCCCATGAAGTGGCTTCGAAGTTCGTCGCAACGTGCAATGAAGTTTACCCGATCAGAGATAGTATCTGGAAGATTAAAGACCTCGCCGTACCACATAACTAGTTGGAGTAAGGCATCGACGTGAAGGTTGCTGACAAGCGAAGCCCATGTGGCGGAGCGTATCTTGACCGTGCTGTAAGTTCCGTCGAGGCTAACCTTCGCAGGGTTTTCTCGTTGAACTAGTTGAATAACAATCTGGTCGTCAGCGAACCCCGCTTTGCTAACCAGTGGTCGTAACGCTGATCGCAATTCCTCGTTGCTTAGACTACGAAGACCGTGAAGAAAATGGTTAAGTTGTTGCGTTCCGGATTGGTGTGGTGAAGATAAATATCCCATGTTGAGTGGTGTCCATTTCGTGTTGAGTTAAGAAAAGTTAAGGAAAAAAAGGGGAGATGATTTCTCAAACAATCATCTCCCCAATCCAAGTTAGTTTTGGAGGAACCTAACTCAGATGCTTTGACTAGAAGTTGAAAGGAAAAGAATAGGAAAAACTTCTAATCAAAATTTGGTCTGCTTTTAATCTTTACAGTAAAAGAAAATGCGCCTATGCCACGGCCCTGTCGTGGACTTCATAGCGTGGAAACATTTCTTTAAAACCATCGAGGAAAAAATCGTTGATGAACCTATCGATTGGCTCATCGACTTTGACTAGCTTGCCCTCGTCATTGTAGTCGGACGGTCGCATCGCTTCCATCCTGTCTACAGGAATGAAGGCATTTCCCTCGTCACCCTTGCGGTGAAGGATGTAGTACTTGGAGTTGTCTTGCATCCTCACCATGTACTTGGCGCTCTCGTAAATCAGCTTACCTTCAATCATGATGCACCCCCGAACACATACACAGTGATTGCCATGATGATGGTGGCCGCAGTGAAGACGGCCCCCTCTACGAAACTCCAGAGAACTGGATGAGATTTACTGGTTCTGTACTCCCAATCGGATAGACGTTGTAACATGTGGTGTCTCCTTATCTGTTACACGGAAAATAAATATGGCGTGGTCGAGTTGTCTTTGTCGTCCTTTCCATTCGAGTGGTTGGCCAAGACATCTTGAAGCGCCTCTCCCATTGTTGGGTAGAAGGCTTCGTCTTCGGGGGTTGGCTTCAACGCATCATACAATTGCCTCGGCGTTGCGTCCTTCAACTTTGTCTTTGCGGGGGATGCGTTAGCCAACCTCCTCGCTTCTTTATTGAGGATCGCACCGACGACGTGGATTGGCTCGCCTGTGATCTCCGAAATATCTCTGGCTGATAAATGCTTGCCTTGTGAAAGCCCAGACCTTGCGACTTCCAAGACCTCTCTGTTGAGTCCTTCTGGTGTGAGGTTGAAGTAGCGTAACGCATTCATCATGGTGCTGTAGTCCATGCCAATGAGCTTTGCTGTCTCTCTCAAGCCATGCTTCTTGATCAATCCCTTGATCGGATTACGCAGTATCGTTACGTCACGACCTCTCTTAGTCCCTCTCGAAAAGAGATGGATTACAATAGAAGCGTGAGGCTTGGATGGCTCGTCTTTGTTGTACGTCATATGGATCTCCCTATACTGGACGTTGTCGTGGTATCAATGCACACTTGCTGTTTCGTGCGCCTATGATCTCGATTGTTAAGTAAGATTTAGTTTCTTCGTTCCACACCTGTTGAGGTGGAGGTAGGCTTGCAAGCCATTGGCTTACATATGCTTGGCACTCAGGTTTCGAGGCTTGGCATACTTCCAGTCGTGATGTCGGGGTTATCATCCCGAACACGACGATAGATACAAATCCACAGAACATGTAGATCTCCTTTTGTGGTGTCTAACAAACTAAAGTTTAGCATATGTTATAAAAGATGTAAAGTAACACTAAAAAGATGGCAGAATACAGCCATTTATTTGCAAAGGGACATTTCCCTATATAGATACTTATAGGGTTTTGTCCCTTTGCTTTTGTGTCAAAGCCAAGCAGGTGGTTGCGCTCGTGTCCACTTGTGGATGTGAGCCTTGGCTACACGGTAGTAGTTGCGGTACGCCTTGATGTAGTTGCTGCATTTGAACTCGTCGGGCATACATTGTGGCGGCGTAGTGTGGTCGAGGTACTGGCACGTATCCATCTCGTGTGAGATTGGTCGAGCGCAGTTCAAGAGGACAGCTTGGCTTGCATGTACTCTACCGTAACGAGCGGTGTACTCATGGCACAGTGCAAGGCCGTGTGTTACAGCCCATGCCAAGTTCTCCTTGGTTTCACGCACCCACTTGGTCATCGGGTGGTTCTTGTGGGCAACTTTGTACAAGCCATTCGTTGTGATGCCGAAGTCGTTGGCCATGTAGTGAAGCGCAGTGCTACACATCTGTGCCGTTTCGAGTGGCATCTTCACGACGTGCTTGTCACATGCAGACCAAGCCGCCTGTGTCGGGTCGTCTTCAATAAAGAAAATGTTCATCAGGTATCCTCCTTCAGTAGTTGCAGTAGCTCGTCGTCAGTGAGGCAGTCATCGCAGACCCACTCGCCATTGATGGTGTTGTATTCGAGTGTCAACTCATCGCACCGATCACACTCAATCATCTGGCACTCGGCACACATGAACCCGTCGTACTTCTCATTGCCTGCGGGTACGCGGTTGACAAACTTACCGCTACCCATTGAGGTGGACTGCAAGCACTCGACGCAGTGATCACCGATGTCTACAGTGTTCATTCGTTATCTCCTCCTCCAAAAATCAATTTTGCGCGGGCAAAGTTATCGAGGCCGTCTTCGTCATCGCCTTCTTCCACATCAAAAAATTCCAGTTCACCGTGGCCGTCATACTTGCCGCCTTCCTTCCAACCTTCGGGGCCATCGTCATCGTAGACATCATTCCACCGTTCGATTGCGTCAGCCTCGTCCTTGGCTTCCATAATTCGATACCATTCCCTTGGCGAAGACGCATAAATTGTAAACTTAGGCATTACTTTTCTCCTTTCGGGTTGTTGTCATTCATCTCAACGACGTCGTAGATACTAAAGTCACCATCCCAATCACTGGGCTTCCAGACTAGATGTCTGTGGCTGGGGGCATTCACAAGTTCCTCAATTTGATCCCTGTCTTCGGCATCAATCTCAGTTACCCACTCCTCGGTGACAGTGGCGTACAGTTTATACTTAGGCATTAGCTTTCTCCTTTCGTGTCTTTGTAGCTTTGGTAGTACGGTATGTTTTCTTTCCACTCAGCGTACTTCTCTAGGCTTCTCTCGCATGGCGGCAAGTAGTCGTCGGGTTCCTGTACAACTTCGAGAACCATAGCTGTTTGCTGTTCGCGTCCCTCGCCACTGTCTACACATTGCACTTGGAGCGCACCGTCGTGGTAGTCCAATTCATCAGTCACGTAGTCGTTCATGATTTGCTCTGCGTGTTCTTGGTGATCAGCAACAAAAGAAACTTGCTGAACATATGTGCCTACCCACTTGGCAGTGTATGTTTGTCTAGTCATGAGCTTTCTCCTTTTGCGTCGTTGTCCTCAATTTCAGTGACGTCGTAGACAAGAAATTCTCCAGCCCACTCAGGGTTGTCCCGCCTCCAGAATTGAACACCTTTGGTTTCAAAATCCTGTGTCATCCCGTGGTTTGTGGAATAGAACTCTAAGTCACAAGCGATCTCCTTGGCTTGCTCCTCGTCTTCAGCCTCGACCTCGGTTATCCAGTCCTCGGTGATGGTGGCTTGCACTGTATATCTAGGCATTAGCTTTTTCCTTTCGTGTAGTTGGGTGTAATTTTTATTTCGACCTCTCCGCCCAGCGCTTCTACAAGTTTTGAGAGTGTGTTTAATGTGATGTTGTTTTCCTTACCCAACATTCTTGATACCCTCGATTGCGCCACACCAAGCATGTCGGCCACTTCCTTTTGGTTTTTTGGGCCTCGCTTTTTTCCCCTATGGTCTGTTTCCTGAGACCATTTGTATGAGTCCAACAAGTTTTGCACCTGTCTCTTCACTTGAAGCGGCAGTCGATCGGCTCTGTATCCCTCCACTATCTCGTAGTCGTCGATGGTTCGTTTCGGGACAGGGGTTGGCCAGTTCTGCATGACTTCATGCGACCACAAGTTCCCAAGCTTGCTGTTCTGGTAGAGCAGGTCGTAGAACTCTTCGGTCATGTCGGGTGGCCGCTTCCACCACCAGTGCATATCTCCGAGATTGCACATCTTTTCGTGATGCCGTGCTTGTTTGTCCCAGAGTTGATTACCGAACCGTGCGTTATACTCTTCTTCGTCCGTGTAATAATGCGCTACGAACTCGTAGACTTCGGGTGAAACTTTGATCTTGTCAGTCATGCGGTGTCTCCTCTCGCGTCGTTGTCCATGCGTCGTCTCGCTTTCCATGAAGGGTACTTTCCTTCCACGAATTGCTCACCGAACGCCTCGTGCATAGCAAACTCCAAACAACCGTGAGCCTCCCACAGACGCTGAACGATTTCGCAGTCGGTACTGTTGTTCCAATCTTGCAAGTTTTCGTCAGCGATTTCTTCCACCAGATCCCTCAAGGTGTAGTGGGTGTACGAGAAGCTGAAGAATTTCCACAGCTTGTCACGCAAGCCCTTGCTCATCTCTTGTTTGTTGGTCATATGTTTCTCCTAAAAAAAAGGCTCCCGTTATGGGAGCCGTTGGTTGAAAAGCCAGGTGGTTCGTGAGTGCATCACGCCGCAGGCTTGATAGAGAACGGTTGCGAATACCAGAACAACCCGAACTCTTCGGCATAGACGTCGAGAAGCCCTTGAACTGGATCACCAAGAAGCACTAGCGCATTGGGATTAAGATCGCAGTAGTAGATTGCCTTGGCTCTTTCAACGTGCAAGATCGCGTCGTCGATATGAGCAGTTGGCAGCATCTCATATGCCTTCATGACGTCGAACATCATGTTGGCCATAAGCAATGCGTCAGCATAACAGTCTTCCGAAATCAGGAAGTCCGTGCAAACATACTTGTTGGTCTTAGGGTTTAGATAACCGACTGTAACCTTGAACTCATATCGCTTCATGAGCAATCTCCTTGATGGTTGAAGTGAATCGCTTTTAATCTTTACAAGTAAAGAAAATGCAGGCGTGTCGTTGTCGCGGCGTTGTCATGCGAAGATCATGATCAGCAAAACGAAATCAAAAAATAAAGAAAAAAGAAGCTCCATTACGGAGCTTCCCTGTCGTCAAATCTCTTGCTCAAAACCTCAGGGCCGTGCATAGCCCGCGCAATCTTGACAAGAGCATCATAGACTCTTGAGTAGATAACCCAAGAACCAAAGACAAGAACTAAGGCGACGTAAAGAGCAATCATAGCATCGATAAACATAGTAAATTCCTTTCAAAAAAAAGGCTCCCACTAGGGGAGCCTGTTTGAGATTTCAGATAATTTTTTCTTGGTCATGACTCGATTATCAAGTCGAAACCAGTAGACCAGCTCCGCTAGGAGCTGATCCAAGGTTTTCGAGTTCAAGAACCGAGGAGAGCAAGAGTTCTGTTACTGTGACAAGTCGCTAGAGACTTCTTGACCCTAGAGATCTGTTTCTCATTACCAGAAGCTATGGCCTTTGCTAACTGTTTCTCAAAGCCATTGATAGCCTTGTCATAGTTAGATACCGAGGACAAAGCGGCTTGTTCTAGCATCTTGTTAGTGTCCTTCGGCTTAGAGGGCTGAGAGACTGGCTTCGCAGCTTCGACTGGCTTGTCTTCAGGAATTCCGAAGTCGGCCTTCGTAGCTTTTCGAAGATCTGACTTCAGGATCTCAGCGTGGTTGTTAGGATCAACGAAGACAGTAGTTTCGTCTTTGATGGTCGCTGACTTGTAACCACCTTTGACCTTGACGAAGATAGCTCCGTTCTTGTCTAGCATTACTCCTCTAGGGTTAGGAAGAATCTTAGTACCGAAGATGAGATTTACGGATAGTGTGTTTAATGTAGCCATAGTTGGTTGTTTTCCTTTCAAGAAAAACGAGGTAAAAAAAAAGCGAACCGAAATCGGCTCGCTATAAATCCTTACAGTAAAAGAATTACACGAAGTTGAAGGTCACTTCGGAATCTGGTTGAAGGGCAAGTTCGGCCCAAGCAACGTCATTCAGAAGCTTATTCCATGACTTAAGATCTGTGACCTTTCTGTCATGTAAGTCAAAGAACCTTTCAGCAACTCCAAAGCTGAACGGTAGCTTCGCCTCTAGTTCCCAAAGCCGTTTTCCAAGGTGGTTTTTGACCTTCGAAGCGGCATCGAGGTCTAGCTGACCATCACTACGTCTTAGAGGCTCTAATGTAGCCATAAAGACCTGAGTTTCAGTAAGCTTTACTTTCTTAGTTCTTGGCATGATCTTTTCCTTTCGCCAAAAAAAAACGAGCCAAATTCGACTCGCTTTTAATCTTTACAGTTAATGAAACCTTCCAAATTTCGGGAAAGCTGAACCGAGTTTTTCGGCTCGCTTTTAATCTTTACAAGTCAAAGAAAGGGAAAAGGGACGATGAAACTTGAAAAATAGCTAACTTGTTAGCTATGAACAAAAAAGCTCTCGAAAAAGCATCGAAAATCGCAACGCTATCTCCTAGAGAGATAGCAAAAATTCGAACCGACCTTTCTCGCGCTGTATCCAGAATACAACCTGATGTAGAAGCTGTCTTAAATGGTGATAAGAAGTGGTCTCAAGTACAGCTAGGTCTATACCGTTTACTCCTACATAAGATTGTTCCAGATATATCAGCTACTTATGTTGATTCCCCCAATGGAAGCTCTCAAAGAATCTCAGGTCTTTCAAGGGATGAACTTGAGATGATGGTAGCAGAGAGAAGAGGAGATAATTCTGTTAATACTATCACTACACCGCAGAAATCCTCGACTTTTGACCCAGTCATCATAAATGATGACAAAAAATGATCCTCACCGCCGCTCCAGATCCGCGCAATTACAGGGGGGCGTACCCGCGCAAAACCCCCAAGCGCGTGCGGGCCATGTCACCTCCCCTAGCAGGTGGGGGGTGCTATCACAAAAGGGAACCTAGAATGACCAAAGTAGTCAGCCTTTCTGTTCATAAAAATAATTTACTAAAACGTCAGCGAAAGAAGGCACGTCGTTCCCTGACCACAACCGCTAATCAGGTATCGCGGCACAAGCAGATAGATGGCTACGCCCTCGTCACCTTTACCATCTCCGACAACGGGTCAATCACCCACGGCGTTCACTACGACGTACCCACAGCTTCGTTTGCTTACGTCTTACCACAGATGGCCCAGCAAGCTTTATTCACCGCACTAACAGAGGACACATTAGATGAAGATTAAGAACACCGAAGCCGAACGCATCAACTCCGAATGCACCGCCAAGGAACTTGGCGAAGCTCTCCAAGCATTAGACTTCGACGCCATCCCTGCCGACAAGCGAATGGATGCAATACGAGAACGCCTGAGTGAAGTGATGTTGGCCACCACGACGAAGCCACAGGAACGCAGTAAGGAACTATTCCAAAAAGCCGCGCACACCTACGGCCAGAACCGTAGACGTAAAGCCCGTTCCTCTATCATCATATGAGCAAGAACCAGAACGCGCCCGAAACGGGCGCACTCATCTCAGAGATGACAGACGCAGATCTCGCCAACCTGCTCCTTCAGGTACGCGCTGCTGAAGACGGTTTCGAGGGGTTCGTCCGTCTACTACATCCTGAATGGGACATCCCAAAGTATCAGCTAGAGTTCATCGACCTACTCGACAAACTAGAACGACGCCAACTAATGAACAGCAAGGGAGAGCCAGTCCATAACCTTCTCGTCAACATGCCCCCTCGTCACAACAAATCAACGCTCGCCACCAAGCTGTTCCCTGCCTACTGCATTGCACGATCCCCCTACATGAAGATACTCGTCTCATCTGCATCCAAAGACCTAGCCGAAAGCTTTGGAGCGGAAACCCGTGCTTACCTTACCAACCCAAACACAAAGCTGGCCTATCCAGAAAGCGGGATCTCGTCCAAAACTACAGCCAAAGCTGACTGGATCACCGACCTTGGCGGCCAATACCTAGCACTCGGCCAATCCGGCAACACCATCGGACGACCTGCCAACCTTCTGATCCTCGACGACCCCTACCCAAACAGGCAGGCCGCAGAATCACCCACCCAACGACGTGCAATCTGGAGCTTCTGGAACTCCGCACTCTGGCGTAGACGAGAACCCGACAAGGAAAACCGCCAGCCCATCACAATAGTGATCCACACCCGCTGGCATCCCAGTGACATCACTGGCACAATCCTAGACGGCGAAGATTTCAAGGAAGGCTTCTGGCATCACGTCTTCTACCAAGCCATATCCAAGAAGAAACGCCAAGGCCGCCTACCTGAGAAGCAGGCACTGTGGCCTGAACGCTTTCCCATCACGTGGCTAGAACGTGAAGAACGTGCAGACCCCCGTGAGTTCGCATCGCAGTACCAGCAACGCCCATATGTTGAGGGCGGGAACCTCATCCGTGGAAACTGGTGGGGTAACTACGACCCAGACCTATCCCAGCTACCCCCACTCAGCCAGATCATCATAGGCGTAGACGGCGCGTTCAAGAA